GCTGCGGTTACTTTTATAATCTCACTCTCCTGAGCCACTAAAGGCGCAGATAGTAATTCGGTTGTTGCATTAGCAGATATAGATTTAGTCTTAAATAAGCTAAAAACAGCATCATCTGTATCAGTTATAGTTATTGTTATAGTATCAGCATTACCTGAATCTTCAGATACTAGTATTGATTTTATAACAGCAGTTGTAGCTGATGGCACAGTGTACAATGTAGTAGCACTATTACTAGTTAAATCTGCTTTTTTATTAACGAATGTATTAGCCATTATCCTAAAAAGAAAGCTTCTGCTTCCGCCTCTTCTTTTAAATCTTGTTGATATGATGTGTTTAATTTTTGCACGATACTATCAACATCTCTAACAAATGATTGTTGTATTTGTTGATCATATTTTTCTAAAGGTTGCGTTAATGATTGTACAATTCTAGCCATTACCTTCTCCCATCCGCTTGTATATCTAGTCTAAAAGTTCCAAGTTTCCAGTGTTCTTTAATACTAGTGTTGTCTACTTTTAAAGCTATCGCTCTTGCTCTTGCACGTGTGTCTATTTTAGTCGTACTTGTGGTAGATGTAAATGGACCTAATGAAGAACTTGCTTCTGAATCTGTTGGATAATTTTTTAAATTTAATGTAACTCTTGCATCCCCAGTTTGAGTTAAAAAGTCTGGAAGTACTCTTCTAATTTTCATCATATATTCACCATCACCTCTTAAGTCTGCTCCACCACCTTGACCTAAAGATATATCAAAATCTCCAGATTGAATACTTGCTGAAATTCCTGTTCTTGCTCCTGCTTTAATTTGATCTTGTCCTGTTTCATGTTCATAGTAAATTGTAACACCATCAGTATTACCAACTGTTGAATCACTTGTAGCACTTGAATCATATTCAGTACCATGTGGTTTTCCAAATATAGATGAGTCTGCCCAAGTAGATCTAGCTAGTGAACTTGTAGTCCATACTGGACGCTCTGGTGTTGAATCCATAAAGTTATATGTTACTGATCTATTATTAGATGCAGCACCACTACCAGGATAAAACCAAGTTACTTCACCAAATAGGTTATTTAGTCCTGCATAAATATGGTTTTTAGGAACTGTGTTAATATCATCGTAAACATAGTCCTCAACTAAACATGCTAAAGATTCTAGTTTACCAGTGTATCTAAAGAAACCATTCTCTGACATCCAGTAAGCAGAACCATCAACCTCAACGGCTGCATTCTTACCAATCAATCCACAGTTTGTTCCAACTTGTTGAAATGAGAAAGTAAAAGGAGCCCCAACAAATCTCATAATAAATAAAGATGTATCAGTCCAAACGTAAATTGCATCCCGACCTCTTATCGCTCCAACGATCCGTGTTCCATCGGCCAGTCTCTGTGTACCAGCAGTATTGGTTGCGGAAGGCGCATAAGAAGTTGATGCATTAATTGATTCTTGATCAGACCAACGTATGTACATATCATCTTGAGTTGATGCTGTACCTATTGTAGTTTCTGTTCCAAAAAATACTAAGTGTCTATCAGGTGTAGATACTAAAGTTTGTACTGCTGCTGTTGGTGCATTAGCAACGATTGTTGCTCTTGTAGATGTCGCACCTGTAGCATCTGAATTCCATTCAAAAGTTGCACCATCAACGATAGTTGCAATAAGTTTATTTCCATAATTGTCCAAGGACCAAAGAC